AATGGGCAAATGCCGAGTGGGGTACCAAATGGGGTGATTGTGAGACAAGGTGTTTTGAACGGCATGAATTAGGAGAAACATCTAAAACATTATCGTTTAACTACGAAACCGCATGGGGGCCATTTGAAAACAACTTCTGGTCGTACGTATCATCTAAGTTTCCACGACTGCACTTCATTAATAGTTATGAAGAGTGGGGTATGGGGTTTGGTGGTGCGCACGTTTGGATTGGAGGCATATTGGTGTTTTATGAAACTTATGGGTATGATGACCTCAAGTACGAAGAAGATTGTTCTGAAGCAGACAACGAACACGATGGATGCAATTGCCATGAGCAAGCAACGCAAGAATTAAGTACTAACGCTTTTAATAAAGCTTACGAGTTTGTAAAAAGAAACGAGGTAGAGTTGTGGGAAATTTAGTGGTTTCGCCTAAGCGAGCAGTTATCAAACAAGTTGTTATTAGTTTTCTAATGGTGATAACAATTGGGCGGTTGTTAGTAATTGAATCAAACAAAGTGTATTTGGGTGTAGGTATAGCAATGTTCCTTGTCGCACTATTCACTGCAATTAAAAACATCATGTACATGCAATGGCGATCCAATCGTGGTTGGACTACTACAGTGCAAGTTCCTGATGAGTTCATCAACAACTAATTAAGGAGAAAAAGATGTGCCAATGCGAAGACAGACCATGTTGCGGTTGCGACGCTGAACAACGGGCAGACGATAGATACCGAGAAGAAAAAGATTACTACGGCGACGAGGAGGAGTTAGAGTGATGAAAGCGGTGGTACCTACTCCGTTAATGTTTCACCAAGAAGCAGCCGTTGAGTTTGTCATGGACAAGAAGCAGGCTTACTTAGCTCTTGACATGGGCCTTGGCAAAACAGCATGTGCAATTGAAGTTATTAGCAGAGCAAAAGAGTTGGGTGAATCCCCAGCCCTTGTAGTCGTCCCACCGTCCTTGCGTTTAACTTGGGTAAAAGAGTTAGAGAAGTTTGCCCCACACTTGACTGTGGAAGTTCTTAGGGGATCGTATCCTAAAGATCTTCCCTTAGCCGATGTGTACATCATTGGAGATTCAGTAATAGCAAATTGGACACCTGAGTTAGCAGATGACCCATTGTCGTTGCTAGGTAGGTTCAAGACTCTTGTTGTTGATGAGTCTCACCGTGTTAAGAACATCTCTGCCAGGCGTACACAAGCAGTCATAAAGATATCTAAGACAATAAGCGGATTCAAGATACTTATGTCTGGTACACCTACCCCCAATGGTAGGAACATGGAGATGGGTGCTCAAATAGAAATACTTGGTGACGAAGCTTGGAAAGCCATTGGTGGTAAGGGTGTCTTTTGGAACTACTACTGTCCGGTGGAGCTAGATGGTAATGGTAAGCGCAATAAGTTTGGTAAGCGTGCCAACGTTGACTCTCTTGGGCTCAATGCAGCGATGATCTCATCGTTTATGCTGCGGCTTAAAAGAGATGATGTGCTAGACCTGCCCAACAAAGGTCGTGCTGGTGTCCATATTGAAGGAAGAGGTCAGCCCGTCAAAGATTATTTACTTGCTGAAGAGGATTTAGTCGCGTACTTAGCAGGGGCTGGTAAAGAGTGGCGTGGCGCAATGCGTAATGAAGCGTTAGTAAAGCTCACTACTATGCGGAAGCTAGCAGGGGCGTGCAAAGTAAAGGGGGTAGTAGAACGTGCAAAAGAGTTATTTAAAGAGACCTTGCCAGAAGACCATGGGCTCTTTATAGTTGCTGAGCATCATGATGTCATGGAAAGCCTGAGTGAGGAACTTAGTAAGTACGGTGTAGTTGAGTTCAACGGTCGCATGGATGACAACATGAAAGCAGAATCTATACGTGCTTTTAATAGTGGTGAAGCACGAGTAATGATTGGACAGATCAAGTCAGTTGGTGTTGGGTTGACATTGCATGGTGATGGCAGAAACCACCATGTATTAATCACACAATTACCTTGGTCACCCAGTGATCTAACACAAGTAGAAGATAGGCTCCACAGAATTGGCCAGATAAACGATGTAACAGTAGAAGTTTGCTTGGCCAGTATTGATGGCTCATGGACAATTGATGAGCGGTTATGGGGCCTGTTAGAAAGCAAGGCGTTTTCTGCGGGGGAAATAGTAGATGGCAAGGGTGAATACTTGCTAGAAGAAATACAAGACAGTCTTATTAACACATACCGATAACAAACAAAGGGAAAACAATGACAATTATCAAATCATCAGAAAACAGTGGACCCATTACTGTGGTCATCTTTAGCAGTGACGAAATCAAGGCTCTTGAGCACTTGCTTGACTCTGCAAAGTTTGACAACAGCGACGAGACACACGACGCTCTAGAGGTGCTCGATGAGTTCCTCTTTACATTAAACGTACTCCCAACAGTAGTGTGACCCACAGAAAGGTAACAAAATGGTAGGCGCAAAAGCCTTAAGAAAAGGAATGTCCGTGGAGGTTTCAAGCGGGCCATACAAGGGGCTTATGGCTGAAGTCGTAGACCCTGACGTTATGCCCGATGGACACCCGGAACAGAGAAAGATGCTTGTGGATATTGAGGGTGTTGGTAGCACGTTCATTATTCCTAAGCAACTTAAGTTAGTTGGTTCGGTAGAACCAAAAGTAATTAGTGGCCCGCAACCAAATCAGGTTGTTGTAGTGGTACTTGGGCCTGATTGTTCATTAGAAAAGTTGTTACAACTAGCGAGAGAAGGTAAATTATCATCATGACAAACAATATGGAAACCACAGTAAGAAGTTACTTAGCTGCAAAGAAAGAAGCAGACTCATGGGCAACGTTACTTAAGGGTCTTGAAGAAGAACTTAAGACGGCGATGCTTAGTGAGTCTCTTGACAAGGTAGAAGTAGACGGCAAAGTCGTCTCTTTAGTTCAGGCAGAGCGTCGCTCGTTTGACATTGAGACATTGAAGAAGCTGGTGTCTCCTGCAGTGTTTAAACAGATCACTGAGCCAGCAGTTAAGACTCAGTTGTTTGATGCTGCTTTTAGCTTAGGCAAGATTACAGCTGATGTAGCTGAGTCAGTCACCAACAAAACCCCATACTCGCAACTACGAGTTAAGTGAAAGAGGAAACCATGGAATGCGAATATGAAACTGTAGCAACCCTTGATCTTAAGGTAATCCTTAAGTTGATGATTGACGGACACCTTGATCCAAAGATTGGTTTAACTCTTATAGCCAATGCGTATGACGTAGATCCTGAGCGATTTATGTTTACAATCTACGGAAGTCAAAAGCGTCAATCACGCCATTGGACGAGGGAAGAAGATGAGAAACTCATTGCGAGCTGGAATAACGGGGAGCGTGCAGTTAACATTGCTAACATGCTTGAGCGTAGCCACCAAACCATTTATCAAAGAATTAGGCATCTAGCAAAACTAGGCCACCCAGTTGAACTCCGTAGAAAGACGGAAAACTACAAACAAAGGACGTAAGGAAAGAAGCCAGGGCCTGACATCTACCCTTTCTTGTCGGGATCTTTCCTCCCCCTGCCCCATACAGCACAAAACATGCATCCGTGCTGATTGTTATGGGGTAAGGGGCGAACCTGGGTTAGACTATGTGTCTGCGCAATTGTGGCGCCGTCCAAGGAGATTAGTATGTACATGTGTAGAGGTCCAGTATGTAACGAAAAAGCTGTAGCCAAAGGGTTGTGCGCAGCTCACTACAAACAAATGCAACGCGATGGACGCATGCATATTATTGATAAATCAAAGCTCCCAGAAGATAAGTTCTGGAAACACATCAAAAAGCAAGATGATGGCTGTTGGACATGGACTGGCCCTGTTGATAAAGGGTATGGCCGTATGTACGTTGGAAACAAAGCTTTCCAAGCTCACCGGTGGTCGTACGAACAACACATGCATGTCTCCCTTACTAAGGTTGAGACACTAGACCACTTATGTCGCAACACCCTTTGCTGCAATCCTGAACATTTAGAGAAGGTGTCGCTCATTGAGAACATTGAGCGTCAACATTTGTACCACGCTATGCGAGCAGAGATTAACAGATTACGGGGATTCCTTGAAGACATCGGGTACAACCCTGACAGCCTTCAAAAAGAAATGTAGTTATTTGTTTTGAGATAAAAGAGTGCGAAACTCATCTAAATCCAAATTCATCATTTTTGCTGAGGTTTTTAAAGGAGTTGCGTCTTTTAATTTACGCAATGTTTTAATAAGGCTGGTTGCTGTCAGCTTTGATGCTTCTTCAGCATGCTCTAGCTCTAAGCCACGGCGATTCCGAGGGGTTACCCCACCCCAAATACCATACTTAAGCTTGTTAGTTAGCGCAAACTCTAAACATTCTTTACGCACTGTGCATGTAGCACAACATAGCTGTGCCTGAGCAACAATCATGGCAGCGTCAACCCCATCTCTGTTAGGGAAGAACTTTTCGGTGTCGCTGTTAGCGCATGCTGCTTTTACACGCCATCTTCCATCTCCCCATTCTTTTAATTGGGGGAGGTCAACTAATGCAGATACAACAAGGGTCTCGTTCATAGTGTGTATCCTACAGGCTGTTAATTGCATCAACAAATCGTTTAGCACCAAAAGATATATCTCTTGATGCAATTGCTTCTCTGTTGCGCATTCCCTCTTCTTTGCGTAACTCCGGATCAGCAATCAGTTGTTTCAAGTGTTTAATCCAATCAGCAGGTTTCTTAGCTACCCTGCCAACACCTAGCTGTTCATTAAGTTTTACGTAAGCATCTAAGTTTTGCGCAATAAAAGGAATGCCTGAAGCTGCATACTCCATACCTTTAATATCTGACTTGCAACGGTTAAACGGGAAATCACGTAACGGAATGATCCCAATGTCCATGGACATGAGCGTTGCGTAAGTTTCAATAGGGTGTAGCGGGGCCGTAGAAACTAATTCGTCTGAAACGTTAAGTAGAGATGCAAAGGTTGGATAGCTCATGTGGTTTCCACCATGATAAAGCTTGATGTCACCACGTTTTGCCATTACGTCTAGTACACCACGAAGCGTTTCAATGTCCCCACTTCTATGAGCGGTACTACCTACCCAACCAACAGTTGGGGCTGTGTCTCCGGAGTCAATGTGTTGTGTAAACCTAGATAGATCAATGG